GACCTCAGCCACTTAAAGATTGCATACACAAGATGCGTTCAGTCTTTGATCAAGCTATTGGTCGTCAGCTCTCTACCTTAGAAACCCATGACCTCATGTGTTACATTGCTGATGCTGTGCTTACTGGCGGTATCCGAAGAGCAGCTATGATTTCTTTGTTCTCTATGGATGATAATGATATGCTTGCTTGTAAGTCTGGCTCATGGTGGGAAGAGAACCCACAACGTGCAAGGTCTAACAACTCAGCTGTCATGCTACGTCATAAGATTACTAAGGGTGCCTTCTTGGATCTATGGAAACGTGTAGAGCTATCGGGCTCAGGGGAACCCGGGGTTTACTTTACTAATGATAAAGACTGGGGTACTAACCCTTGCTGTGAGATTGGGTTACGTCCATACCAGATGTGTAACCTTACAGAACTCAACGCATCTAACGTTACATCTCAAGAAGATCTGAATGAACGTGCAAGGGCAGCCTCACTTATCGGTACACTACAAGCAGGGTACACTGACTTCCACTACCTCCGACCTGAATGGAAAGAGACATGCGAGCGTGACGCATTGATTGGCGTAGGTCAGACAGGTATTGGCTCTGGAGCTGTACTTGCATTTGACTTAGAAGAAGCTGCACTTGAGGTAAGAAAAGAAAATGAAAGGGTTGCAAAGATTCTGGGCATCAATCCAGCAGCAAGATGTACAACCGTTAAGCCGAGTGGCACTAGCAGTTGTGTGCTTGGTAGTAGTTCTGGCATTCATGCTTGGCATAATGATTACTATATTCGCCGCCAAAGGGTTGGAAAAAATGAGGCTTTGTATGGTTACTTTGCTGAGCACCACCCGCAACTGGTTGAAGATGAGTACTTCAATCCTAAAGAGCAAGCTGTAATTGAGATACCACAAGCAGCACCCGAAGGTTCTATCTTAAGAACCGAAAGCCCTATTGATTTACTTGATCGAGTGCGTAGATATAATGTTGAGTGGGTTGCACCGGGTCATGTCGAAGGGCAGAACTCTCACAATGTATCCTGTACTATCTCATTGAAGGATGATGAGTGGGAGCTTGGTGGTGAGTGGATGTGGAAGAACCGTTACACCTTTAATGGTATTGCTGTACTCCCTTATAACGGCGGCACTTATGTGCAAGCACCCTTCGAAGATATATCTGAAGAGCGTTACCGTATCATGGAAAGTGCTCTAAGTAATATTGATTTGACTCAAGTAAAAGAAGTAGAAGACAAGACGGACCTCAGTGGTGAGGCTGCTTGTGCTGGTGGAGAATGTGAAGTAACGTTCTAAACATAATCGACCTGAGCATGGTCAGTAAACTGCTCAATGGAGAGACGAATGAGTAAATATATATTTGATGTAGAAACTAATGGACTGTTCCCCGATACTATATGGTGCCTAGTTCTGGAAGAGATAGACACAGGGGAAGTGCTGTCTTACTCAGACTTTGATGAAGGACTGCCTCCACTATCTGAAGGCCTTAATGTACTAAGCAATGCTAAGATTATCGCTGGTCATAATATCATAGGCTTTGACTTACCTGTTATGAAAAAGATAACTGGTTGGACACCTGATAGTAACACTAAGATATGGGATACCTTTCTTATGTCTCAACTATGTAAGTACCAAAGGGGTCACCTCCATGGTCTTAAAGGTTGGGGTGACTTCTTTAAGTTTCCGAAAGGGGATCACGAAGATTGGTCATGTTACAGCCAAGAGATGCTTACGTATTGTATACGAGATGTTAACCTCAACAAGCTGGTGTATCAACGCCTTAGTAAAGAAGCTTCTATCTTAATGAAACAAGAGCCTAACTTTCTTAAAGCATTACAAGCAGAGCACGAGTTTGCTTTAGTTAATGCAGAGATTACCGAGAAGGGTTGGGTCTTTGACATGGACAAGGCTGAAGCTTTGTATGTGCACCTGATAGAAACAATGGAGAACATCGAGTATGAGATGAACCCTCAGCTTGGTAAGGTGTGTGTTATGAGAGGCAACAAGGAAGTAGATCAGATCACAAAGAAAGATGGTTACTACTACAAGCGGGTGACTGATTGGTTTGAATTGGCTGAAGACATCAGGGCATCAGATGGTATTATCGCAGGGCCTTACACTCGAATAGAACTTAAGGATGTGCAGATGGGGCAGATGGCTGAGATAAAGAAGTTCCTGCTAGACAGAGGATGGAAGCCTGATGACTGGACTGTTAAGAAGATCAATGGTAAATGGATTAACCAAAGCCCTAAGCTAACAGAGTCTTCCCTTAAACCCTTAGGTAAACTCGGTACTATGATTGGTGACTACTACATGTTGCGTAATAGACTTGCTACCGTAGAGGGATGGATCTCTGAAGTAAAAGATCCTGAACGATACAATGATGGTAGGTTGCACGGATCTATGTTTACTATTGGCACCCCCTCATTCAGATGTAGACATCGTACTATCGTTAACATACCCGGGGTGTACTCTCCGTACGGTAAAGAGTTACGTAGTCTGTTGACATGTGAAGAAGGATACAAGGTAGTTGGTGCTGACTCAGCAGGTAATCAGTTCAGAGGGCTATGCCACTACATTGATGATGATGCTTTTACTAATGAAGTTATTAACGGTGATGTACACCAACGTAACGCTGACATCTTAGGGATCACAAGGCCACAAGCTAAAACATTTATCTATGCATATTTGTTTGGGGCTGGGCCAGCTAAGCTAGGAGAAGCTATCTCTGGTAAGAAGTCTGCTAAGATTGGTAAGCAAGCTGATGAAACATTTAAGTCTACACTTCCGGGTCTTAAGGTTCTTAAGGATAGGTTGGAAGATGAGTACCGTATGTCTATGATGAAGACAGGCCAAGGTTTTATTGTTGGGGCTGATGGTAGGCGTATCATGGTTGCATCTGAACATCAAGTTCTTAACTACTTATTGCAAACCTTAGAGGGTATTACCTGTAAAGCAGCACTAGTCTATGCAAGCAAGAAGATTAAAGAGAAAGGTCTTGATGCTTATCCTACGCTGTTCTACCACGATGAGGTTGTATTTGTTTGTGCAGAAAAAGATGCAGAAGAAGTTAGAGATATATGTGTAGAGGCTTTCAGTGAAGCACCTAAAGCTTCCGGTGTTATGTGTATGGGTGGAGATGGACAAATAGGAGACAGTTATGCTGACGTTCACTAATGATCACGAAGAGAAGTTTGAGTTTGATAAATGTTTTATAGACGGTGACTCTATGTTATACCGTATAGCTTATACCACTGACTCAGATGCTCAGGCTCAGAGTACTTTGGACTTAGCATTGCTTGCAGTAATGAGAGATACCAATGCAGCCAAGGGTTATGTAGCAGTTAAGGGTAAGGGTAACTTCAGGCATGATATGGCTGATGATTACAAAGCTAACCGTAGTAAGACTGAGATGGACCCACGGGTTAAAGCTGCACTTAACAACCTGTATGAGTACTGTTGGGCTACTGAGTGTGTTCAGTCACATGGCTGTGAAGCTGATGATGTTGTTTCTATCTGGGCTACTGAAGCAGAAGAAGCTGGAGACTCCTTTGTAATAGCACATGTTGATAAGGATATTGATATGGTACCGGGGTGGCATTACAACTTTAACAAGAAGACTCTCTATCACATTGACGAAGAACAAGGTCACTACCTCTTGTGCAAACAACTGTTAACAGGTGACTCTTCAGATAACATACAAGGTCTCAAGGGCATAGGACCTAAGACTGCAGAAAAGTTACTGGCTAATGTAAGGATGGATGATATGTTAGATGTAGTTAGAAAAACTTGGAGGGATAAACACCCACAAGATTGGCAAGAGAAACTACAGCTGTGCTTTAATCTAATCTATATGCGTAGGTCTTTCGATGGATTCCAACCATTAACTATAGAAGAAGTATATGGGGAGAGTAGACTGAGATGACACAGGACTTAGGGCATTGGACGTATGCAGGTGAACCTTTTGATCCTGATGATTACTTCGGGTTCATCTACTTAATAACTTGTACACACCCTGAAGAACTCAAGAGGTACATAGGGCGTAAGCAATTCCATATGTATCGCAAGGGTAAAGATAGGGCAGTGTCCAATTGGAAAGTATATAGCAGCTCATCCAAGCATATCAATAAGCTTATTAGTGATCTCGATGATGAGTACTTTACGTATGAAATACTGCAGTTGTTTGAGACTAAGGGTGGTTTGTCTGCTGGGGAAGTTAAGGTCCAATGGGATCTTGATGTACTCACAGAGAAGTACCCTGATGGTACTCCTGTATTTCTTAACAGACAGATAGGCGCTATCAAATTTATACCTAAGGAACAAGTCAATGATCGAACAAGAGAAAGACTCCAAATCATCTCAATTGGAATTAGAGAAGAGCGGGAAAACAAAGAAGACCTCTCGCATTCAGAGGAAGAAGGAGTCACAGTTAAAGCGGAGGATGATTAAGAATCTTAAAGAGGAAAGGTGGTTGTAATGTCAGAGTATTATCCAAACACTTGGGTTGTTATAAAAGTACACGTAGACAAAAGCAATGACCCGTTCTATAAGGTACTTGCAGGTTGGTCTGGGGGATACTCCGCTAGGCATAGCTGGAGAATGAATAGCGGTATCTCTAGTGTAACCAAGGTAAAAGATAAGTGGCACTTCCATGGTGAAAGTGGGAGTGTTTACATCTGTAAAGAAGATAATTACGGATTTAATTTAAGTACCTCAAGCATATACACTAGACTTAAAGAGCAGTTCGATGAGGGTGTTATCGCAATGCCTGAAGATACAGACTGGATTAACTTGATTGGTAAATAAGATGAGTAAAGATAGATTTGTAAAGCATATGCCATGTAAACATTGTGGCTCATCAGACGCAGTAGGCATGTACTCCAATGGGATTGGTACATGTTTCAAGTGTAAGAAAACTACATTCGATAAAGAAAGAGAAACTGAAATGCAAGAAGTTAGAACCCCATATAAGCCTGAGAGTATTACTACAATCAATTCTTACGACACAAGAGGTGTACAAGAAAGAGGGATCACTAAGCAAGTAGCCATGCACTTCGGTATGAAAGTATCGTACAACATGGATGGTACTATTGAAAACCATTACTACCCTTACACTAAGAAGGGTGAGATTGTAGGTTATAAGATACGAACCTTACCTAAGTCCTTTAGATCCAAGGGCGACTTCGAAGGTATAGATTTATTTGGTCAGTCAGCATTCACACAAGGTGGTAGAAGCTTAACCATTACAGAGGGTGAGCTTGATGCAATGGCAGTAGCTCAAGCAAACCTAACCAAGAGTAACACTATCTACCCTGTAGTGTCCTTACCTTCCTCAAGTAACTTGAACCCACTCATAGCAAACCGTGAATGGATACGATCTTTTGACACAGTAGTGTTAATGTTTGATCAAGACGAGGCAGGAGAAGGGGCTGTTGATAAGGCAGCTAAGATTATTGGTTGGGATAAAGTTAAGGTAGCTCAACTACCTGAGAACGATCCATGTGAAACGTTAATTAAACATGGAGCACCCGGTATAATCAATGCCTTCTGGGGTGCAAGGCCTTACTCTCCAGCAGCTATTGTAAGAGGGGAATCAATATGGGAAGAGTTTACTAAGCGTAAGACAGTTAAGTCTGTAGCCTACCCATCATGCCTATCAGGTCTCAATGATAAGCTAGGTGGTATGCGTCAGGGTGAGATTACTTTGTTCACCTCTGGTACTGGCAGCGGTAAGTCAACCATGATTAAAGAGATTATACTACAGTTAAAAGAAGAGACAGAAGATAACATCGGCATGATATCCTTAGAAGAATCTATAGGAGACTCAGCGCAGAAGTTTATCCAAATGTTCACACCAGAAGAGCCAACAGAAGAACAGGAGCGCAAAGCATTTGATAAGGTATTTGGAGACAATCGTCTCATTTTGCTTGATCATAACGGTGCTGTATCAGATTCATCTCTTATAGATCAAATAGAGAACCTGTGTCTACTGGGTTGTAAGTACTTAGTACTGGACCACATTACTATTGCAGTGTCAGAAGGCACCGATGGTAAGACTGGGAACGAGGCTATTGACTCTATCATGTCAAGCCTATTAAAGATTGTGAAGAAGCATGATGTCTGGTTAGGTATCATCTCTCACCTTCGTAAGTCACAAGGTAAATCATTTGAGGAAGGACACCTAGCATCTATAGATGACATCAAGGGGTCTGGTTCTATCAAACAAATTAGCTTTGACATTATTACTTTTGCACGTAACTTGATAGCACAGAATGAAGAAGAACGGAACACAATCCAACTAAGAGTTTTGAAGTCACGCTTCACAGGCTTAACAGGGGATTGCGGTTCAGCATTTTATGATCAAAAGACCAAGAGATTAAAAGGTCAAGTAGATTTCTTAGACTACAATGCAGGAGCTTAGATGAGCAATGCAATACACGCAGTCGCAGAGTATATAAGAAGCAATAGGGAAGGTGCTCGGGGTAGGAATCACTCGGGCATCGAACTCCTTAACAGACATGTAGACTATGGGGTAGACTATGAGGAGCTAACGTTGTCAGCAGTGCAAGCTGCAGAAAGTGTCTTCCTTAAATCCCGTAGGACTAATGGTAAACCATTCAAGCTTACAGCTACCTCTAGTTCCATAGGGTTAGCTGTGTTGTCTAGGCTTGGAATAAAGAACAGCACATACGTAGACTTGTTTGCGGTAGGTGACTTGTTCATTGAAGCATTACTACAGTTAGGTTACATAGAAATAGAGAGGGAGTACGAAGGTTACCGTGCCCCCTATGTGATATACCTAACAGGAAAATGGGAGGATCTTGGAGAGATACCCCCATGCTACGAGAGATCTATACTAACAGGCACATCTTTCAAGAAGTTCCCCACTATTGTAGGCTTAAGAAACCCCGTAACCAAGAGGCCTTATATCAAACGTATGACCTCTGAGAGGGACTTTGACCAGTGCCTTGACCAACCCTTTGTGAAAGCTTTAAACAAGCTACAGCAGGTTCCTTGGAGGCTTAACGTCAAGCTTGTTAAGGCCCTTAGGGATAATGTAAATCAGTTCCTTAACATGGATGATAAGTCTGACAAGGGTAGGTCCAAAAGAATAGAGATGAAGTTTATCCTATCTAAGGCTAGAGGCATAGGGACTGATACTTTCTATCAAGCAGTTGAGTGTGACTACAGAGGGCGGGTGTACTACACTGAAGCGTTCTTAAACTACCAAGGGTCTGACTTATCTAAGGGGTTGTTTGAATTCTCTGAAGGTAAAGCAATGGATGCCCGTGGTTACTTCTGGTTGTGTGTACATACAGCCTGTTCGTATAACCAATCCTATACACTAGAGGAGCTAGACAACTTAACATGGTTAACCGAAGACTACAAAGCACACTTAGAGCAAGAAGGACTGGATACTATTTCAGTAGACAAAATGTCATTGAACGACAGAGCCAAGTGGACGATAGTAAACTTGAAGAGTCTGATACAGGATGCATCGCACCTAATATTCAGAGAGGAAGCGGAGAAACCAGTGACCCTACTAGCGTGTGCTCTCGACCTGCAAGGTTACCAAAAGCACGGTGGTAATTACAAGTCACACTTACCTATACCTGTAGATGGTTCTAACAATGGATGGCAACACCTAGCTGCTATGTCTAAGGACAGTCAAGCAGGGGAGTTAGTGTCCCTTGTACCTCAGGGAATACAGAAAGACTTCTATGTTCAAGTTGCTAAGAGGTTGATCACTAGGATGCCTGACTGGTTTGCAGCTAGAAGTATGCCAATGAAAGCCATACGTAAGGGCATTGCTAAGCGTGGGTCTATGACTAGGGCTTACTCTGCAGGTCAACGTAAGATAGCAGAGAACATGTACTATGACTGTAAGGCTGAGGGGTACCATCGTAAGTATAAGATAACCAAAGAGGACTGCGATACGCTGTCAAAGAACTTGATCTTATCTATTAACGATACATGTGTAGGCCCCCTAAAGACCATGAAGTTCCTGCAGAAGATAACAGACTATGCGCTTGAGAGTGGTAACACTTGTATGCAATGGACTACACCTTCAGGGTTCCCTGTAATGTATGAGGTATGGAAGCAGAAGAACGTAACCTTACGCTGTACTATAAGGGGCTTAGGGCAGGTAGGTCATAGCATTAAGGTTCCTATTAAGACTGCTGCAGGTAATCATGTGCCGTGTCGTAGGTCCTTTGCGTCAGGCTGTTCACCTAACTTTGTACACTCAATGGATGCATCACACATGGCTAAGGTAATCGAGTCTTTCTCAGGGGCCTTTGGCGCTGTGCATGATTCATTCTCTACCCACTCTTGTGACGTTGACAAGTTACTTGAACACACTAAGTGGCAGTTCGCCTCTATGTACAACACCGATAACTTTTTTAACACGATAGAGAATATGCTACTCGATGATAGAGAAGGTTACAATGTAAAACAACCTGAGCTAGGAACCCTCAAGATTGAGGAAGTACTAAGCTCTGAATACTTCTTTTCTTAAGGAAATAATATGAAAGATAATATAACAGCTTTACCCGGGGTTACAAGAGTAGATCAGCCCTTACTACATGACGGTTACTTTGAGACAGAGCAAGAGTTGCTTACTGATTTACAAGGCATACTAGAAAAGTACAATGGTAAGATATCTAACGTA